CTCTCGTCGCAGCCTCGTCTGCTACACCAGGGTTTAGCTGGTTCCATTTAGCAAGTTTTATCTGCGTCTCTTGTGATTGAGTGGCCGTAAGAATTGAGGTTACAGATGGTAAAGGTTTGGGAACCCCGTCACAAATGTAGTGCCTTAAACCGTTAACCGTTACACGTGTGTCGGACACTGGTTTGTGTCAATTTGGATTTATTCTAGAACGAATTAACTAATGCGTTTGGACCTGACTGAGTATCATCATCGTCATCATCGTTATTATCATTGTCTTCATTATCTATGAAAAATTCCTGCTGCTGGTATAGATAGTTTTTATTTCGCTGCTCTAACTCGTTTAATAGGTACAGACCCGCTGAAAACGATTCTCCCACAATTTCTGCGCAGGTCTCTGCGTCCCTTGCGTTTCCGTGGTGATCGATGCACTCTGTTAAAAGTTGCTGGCTAATTAAGAGAGCAGATAATCTGTCGAGCTTTGCATTTTGCATTACCTGCAGCTCGATCAAATGTTCCAGCAGGGAATCTAACCGCCGTTTCATGGGCAGACACTTTTCGGACATTGCCACCCTACTTCAAAATCAATTTCTGTCTTAACGTCTGCTGCCCCTCCTTTTTGAAACACAAACCACGCAGAAGTTACAGAGTCTTTTAATTGCTTACCATCCGCACGAAAAGAAGGGCGAGGACTCAAAATAATTAGGTTTGTTAGAGCACTTGTTTTGAGAAAAGCTTCGCGTTTCCGCGTGGGCTCTAAAAACGTAATTCGATCTAGCAGGCAAACTCCTTTGCGAGCAACGGCTAGACCGTAGTCCGTAACCCAATCTGTATTTTCTTTTAATCCTTGTGTAATTGCTACCACCCAGTCCACATCGTTTTTATATTGCAACCACCATTCGGGATCTTGAACCACATTTTCCTGTGAGTTGTTGCGAGTTTCTGACAGTCCACAACGTTTTAGTTCTTTTGCCAGCTCGCCTGTATAGTCCGTCGGAAGCAAAATTGAGCCCTTACACAACTGCCGTTGGGCAATAGGATTAAATATAAAGTTTGGAACTTGGTAAAAGGACATGGACGGCGTTGAGAGCTTGGAACGATTACGAAGCTGGATGAGTCTAGAACAAGAGTTTCTGCATAAACAATTCTTGGCTCAGGCGGGGAAGCTTGATAAAAAAGAGCTTGTAGAAATTTTAGAGATACTTCATGCAAACTACCTTATAAGGGGCAGTTTATTTCTACGGCTTTCTAGGTGGTGTCAACGCCAAGGCTATCCTTTACCTGATGCAGACGAAATTACAAACCCAAATCAATAAAAAAGGCGCCGTAGCGCCTTCGTGTCCTCTGTTCGTCAGTATAGGTTAAAAGTCCAAACCTGCAGCTTTCAGAGCTTCTTTCTGCTCCTCAGTCAGTTCTTTCTTTTGAGCTTTCTTAGATGAGGGCGGCTCACTTTCCTCAGAAAGCTTCCCAGCAATCGCGGCTGATGGCGGGAGAGACGCAAAACTCCCTCCCTGAGTCTCCAGACGCTTCGGATAGGTCTCGACAAACTCCGATTTAAGCTTCGCGTGGTCCTGCCCAAGAGGTAGCTCGACCAGATTGCTAGAGGGGATAGCGCTACGAAGTGCAGAAGATACCAAATCTCCTCCATCGTTTTCCAACCAGGTAGCAATGTCTTGAATAAGCTTTGTTTCTTCAGAGCCATGTGTAGGGCGGTCTTTAAATTCCAAGGCATTGAAATTAATTTTCGCACCATCCGCTCCGGTAACGGGATCCCGCTCGTTGAAGCTTTTCGTTACAAACTTCGTGCTTGTAATGATTTCTCCAACATTGATACGGTTGTTGTAGAGCGTTTGGAAGTACGAAATAAAATTCTTCTGACTTGATTTACCAGAAATAATACAGGTAGATACACAACGAGGAGGCAGAAGACGGTGGCTAGGGCTAACACCGATAAAAGCAACCCGAATAAATTCTTCATGGGAGCGCATACCCAAGTTTCCGAAAAACGGGGTGAATCCCAACAGAACAAATTCGATTGGTATCCCGTTATCGTTTGCATCCGTGATCGCTGAGTCGGGATCAGTATCGGATTTCCAACGACGTGCTTGAAGATCAATTCGGAGACAGTGTGGGGGGATTTGACAGAGAATCTCATCAGCGGAAAATTTACCAGCAATGAAAACCATGAGTAGTTACCAGGTCAGAGGGAGAAATCAACAGAACCAATAGCAGCCGGAGATACCCGACCTTTTTCGGGATCGGCTGCCTTTTTAGGGGCAACCTTAGAAGCTTTTGGGAGGTAGAGAACTTTGTCTAAGTTGTAGTTAAGGTAAAATTTATCTTCTTTTTCGCTAGTGCTTACCTTACCTATTGCAATAGTAGGGGTACCGGGAGCCAGATCCGCTAGTTGTTTTGAAAGTTCAGCCCAAGCTGTGAGCTTAAACCAATTCGTCTCCCCTTCCTGACCTTGCCAAGCTAGAGATCGATTTGTGACGGTAGTATCAGATAATTCAACTTCTTCAACCTTAGGACCCAGCCCACCCGTGGCCATAAAAAGGTTTACCGCTAAAAGATCATCAAAATTATCATTTGTGACAACGAGCATCGGCTGCATTTGTAAAACGCCATCCGGGGTTGGTCGGGTAGGACCTAGAGCCAGTACAGTCTGTTTCTCTTCTAAGCCCTGTAGTAGTTTTCCTACATAATGATCTTTACCTTGAATAAGTTGGACTTTGGTAGCAATACGTTTGTCGCTAGAGGGAAGAGACTCTGCTAAAACGTTCACAGTACCTTCGTTTATCTCAGCTGCCGCCGTGACTCGAAGGCCTAAGGTGAAGACATTCATTCTTTAGGTTGCGGTAAATTGTTGAGCGGTGTACGTTGAGTGCCGAGGCTATCTGCGCAATGCCGACGCCCTGGCTTCGGTAGGCTACTACCATTTGGAGGTCCCCGCCAGTCAGTTTTGAAGCTTTGTTAGTTTTGTATGCGTTATGGTACGGATTTATACAGTGCTTGTCTCCGCATGTTGTTTTGACAAAGTTATCTCTATTCATATCCATATAGTCAAGTATTAAAGGACGTAAGTAATAACGACACCCGAACGCATATGTAACAGGTACGTTGTGTAAAAACGAACCCTCCCATAAACAACATTTTTTATAGTTAAAGTCACTAAAAGCTAATCGTCTAAATATTTCGCTTAAACGACTTTCTTTAGCTGGGCCATAAGTTAGTTCTATTTTGTCTACTTTTAAACTTCTAGATATGTCTTGAGCTTGCGCCTGAGCGTGGGGGGCATCGTTTGCTTTTATTCCTAACGCAAGTTTTTTATTTTGTTTTAAAAGATTTAGTGAATAATTAAAAGTCATGTTGTTATTTCTAAACCGTTTAAGTCGGCCCCCAATAACAATTGAGGGCCTCGGGGTCAATAGCGTCCGCTGTAGATATTGGTTGCGTGTCCTTTCAACCCGGAAGTAATATCCGAGGCAGATTTGCCTGTTCCGAGCCAATCGCTTACTTCTTGAGCGGCAGGGGTCCGACCGAAGTAGGCTTGATATCCTTGTTTAATCGCAGATTCCCGATCACTTTCAGAGGCAGCCGCAGGAGCGGCAGGGGCAGGGGCAGGGGCAGGTGAAGGGGAACCACCCGCAGCTTTTTGCTGCTGAGCATAACCCAGAAGACCTTCTTTAATAGCCTCTAAGGATTTACCAGTGCCCTGCCAGTCTTTTACTTCACTTGCTTGTGCGGGACGCCCCAAGTATTCTTGATAATACTGACCAATGGCTTGTGTGCCGGCAGTGGAGGTGGAGTGTTCTTTTAAGCCAGTTTGAATTTCTGCCAGAGTCTTGCCAGTGCCCTGCCAATCGGTAATCTCAGACGTCTGTGGTGCACGCCCTAAATACTGCTGGTAATAACCTTTAATTGTTTCTTGCTCAGGAGTTAAGCCGGGGACCTGAAGCTTGGGTTCTTCTTTAGGGCGTTCTTCTTTAGGGCGTTCTGCTCTAAGATCTGGCTGGTTTACCATGTTAATAATGTTTTGAAAAGAAGGAATGGCAGAGCCCACTCCCTTTGTAGCAGGAGTTGCAAAAGTTTTTGTAACGCTACGAGTTGCTGTCCGAGGAGCTTTGTAACCTAAAACTCCCCCGCGTCCCTTTTGAGTCTCTTGCGTAGTAGCCCGCTCTAAAGGCAGCCCAAATTCGTTGTCTTGCGTTTG